CCCTCAGATACGTCGCTGGGGCCGATGAAGATACTGGACTCGTAGAGCATGTCAAACAGGTGAGCCGCGAGGTAGAAAGACTGATCTTCATAGCAGGCCAGTAAGGCGGTGGCCAATGAATCGTCGGTTAGCTTCGTGAAAGAGACCGATTGTTCTTCTTCCGCAAGCTCTTCCGCGAAACCGTCCAGTTCTTCATCTTTCAGGATGTAGTGGGCAATCCGCTCGCCCTGCTTATTGAAAATGGTTGCCAGTTTCATGATCTTCAGAGCACGTAGTTATGGAGGAATTCTCGGGTTGCCTTCGCGGACTTCAGACCGTCATCTTCGGCATAGATCGCTTTCGCGGCGTCCGTCAGATACTGGGGGAGGTTGTAAGCTTTCAGGTCTTCGGCCCAAAAGTCGATTTCTTCCATCAGCCAGCGGGCTTCAAAGACATCATGACATTCCGCCAACCGCGCCAAGATGCTTTCTTCGGACACGGTGAAGAATTCATAGGTTACCCCGTGGTCTTCCCAGTCTTTCACAAGGGCTGTCTCTTCGTCTTCCTTCACGAAGATGCGGGTCTCGATCCCGTCATGGAAGTTTACGTAGGCAAGCTTCATTTCTCAGTGTCCTTGATGGTTGACAGTGATGCTAGTATAGAACAATCACCTCTTGATTGCAATACCGTTCATCAGGTCTTCAATCAGACTAGCGGCGTCGTATTTGGCAAGCCATGCCGCTTGGTCGATTCCGTGGAGTTCGATGGTCAGGGTCTTCGGATTGAAAACAGCAGACCACTTCCCGTTATGAGGTTTGATCTCTACCCGTCCGTCTTCATAGACGTTAGTTCGATGATCGTCGGTCCAACTCGTTACCATGATCTTCCGTTCAATCAGGTCTTGATGTCCCTGTGCAGCCGTCAGGGTGTTACCGTGCTTCTCAATTGTCATAAAGAGAAGATCGAAGGTGCGGAGGATTCGTTTCATGGTCTTTATCCATTGTTTGACGATGAAAGAAGTATAGAGCAATCGGGAGGGTGTGTCAAGTCAAACTAGACCGTTTGAGCCTATAATTATAGGGGTCTGGTGAGTCCTCTAACACCTAGGTGGTACCACCATACCACCCGCGTTTTGAAAGTACCATTTAAATCATGTTTTCACACCCTAGAATGGCTTTCCATGCGGGTTTACAGCCATCATACTGTATACAAAGACAGTAGTGAATTTAACACGTCTTTACAATCAACAAAAAAAGCCCCAAATCCGCGAGGACAGGGGCTTTCTTTTAACCGTAAATCAGGAGGTCTTGGATGGTGAACCGCATGAAGTCCTCAAAATCAATTCCTTGATAGTAAAGGATGTCATGCGTGCGATGAACCGACCATCTTTTGCCTTTCTGGCCATCGAAGATAATCGAGTAGGTTCCGTTCTTATATTCGAAGGTCAGGTGGAAGGTCTTCCGTTCAATCTTCTTAAGCCCGCGTTCATCTACCGTGAACAATTTGGCATTGTCGTAGGTGTAGAAGAATTGCGTAAGCTCGTTGAAGTGGTCCAGCGCAATCGTGTCGAACATGACAGGTCGCTCATCCGACGTATTGATGTTCACCTCATATGTCACCTTGAGCACCATTTCAACATCCCGCGCCGCCCTGAATGCTTCCGACGGGGAGTTAAAAAACTGGGCATTGTAGATGCCGTAGGTGTTTGGGAAGAACGCCCCGTCCCTGTCACGCACAACGTATGCGACCTTCTGTACCATGATGTTCTCCTTTAATAACCACCACTCATTAGCTTCTGGAAGTCAATAGCGTTCTTGATGCAGAAGCCGCGATTGGCAATCTGCTTCAATGCGCTATCCAGAAACTCAACCTTCTCGGTCTGTACCTCAATCTTCAGCTTGAGTTCCCCGATATCCGAATCAGCGTCTACGTAGTGGTCCACCTCCGACTTCAGAATCTTCAGGTTGAATGGCTTCTCTTTGTAGACTGCTGGATCGGCACGCCCGAGGTAGTAGTCCCGCTTATCCGCATATAGCTGCTTGAGAGCATGCTTGTGTTTGTGTAGGAGCATACTCTCATTAGTGCGGATACGTAGGATGTTGCCGTAAATCTTCGGGGTTTCCAAGCTTTCGCGTGCGAGATTTGTCTCATCAATGGCGAGGGCCTTCCCGACCTCGATCATGATTTCTTCTAGCTTCATCATCATCCCCTGCTTATATTTTAATCACAATGAGTAGGATTATGAAAATTAAAAGCGGAATGAAATAGTAAAAATCAAGCATGGATATCACAGACCCCACTCTTTGAAAACGATTTTCTGGGTGCCCTCTTTCCACATCTTTGTAATAAACATCCTAACTCGTGACGGGGTTCCTGTAATCGCCTTAATCTTGTTCATCGGCCCGCCAGTGTCATAGTCTAGGGTGATATCCAGACCGTCACTATAAACATGGCGCTCCTCTACCGTAGTGGAGATTCGATGGTTGTTAACATACGGGCGGCGGACGATCTTCGGCTCACTTCGGACGACAAGCCACAGTTCAAAGTTCCCGTTAACAACAAAGGTCTTTACCGCCTCGGGATCATTAACCGCAATCGGCGGCGTCTCCACCGCACCTTTACTGTTCTTCGTCTCTCGGACAAGAGGACGCCCGAAGATCAAAACCCAGAAGACAACCACTAGCGCCAGAGCAACCATCAGGCTGCCGATCAGAATATCAAGCATGTTTCTTCCCCTCAATGGCGGCGATGAAGTAGGCAAACCACACCGCCAGCCGTTTCAAAATTAATCGAATCACTCTTCAACCTTCAAATTTGTAAACCGCGGTCCTGATGACTTCCGTGCTGCTGGTGGGTTCCAGCGGACATTATCAAAGTCGTCCTGTGGCTGGTGGTCCCGAATCTGCGGTTTCTTGCTTGCGCCAGACTTCGATGAATTCGGAACCATATCCGTTTCCGTATCATACAACCTCATCTTGTCCCTGTCAATACCACACACGAAACGTAGCTTCTTGGCCATATCCCCGTAACGATTCTTCAGCTGCTTGAACATCACTAGATTCTGCTCGTCCAGCTCCTCGGATCGGATCATTGCCAGTAGGAGGTCAACCGTCATGCTGATGCCAGACGAATCCGAGATATCACCTAGGTCGGCGTCACTACTGGTCTGGCCGTTGCGGTTAAACTGCGTAGCCGACACGATGGGGACATTATACTCCTGAGCTAAACCGCGCACCTCTTCCGTGATGGCTTTCACGTATTGATAGCTGTTCACCATTGAGGCATTGAAGCGGGCCGACGCACAGATATTCAGGTAGTCTACGAAAATGATATCGGGAGTGAACTCTTTCTTTAGCTTCAGCTCGTTCAGAAGGGATCTGAAGTGATTCACGCTCGCGCTGGCCGTCGGATACTCCTTGACGATCATGCGTCCTGTACACCCTTCCAGTTTCTTGGATAGGCGGCTGACATAATCCTGCTGGGATAGGAACGGTAGATCATTAACGGACATGTTCAGGATATTAGCATCAATGCGTTCTGAAATGCGCTCCTCTGCCATCTCCATGCTGATATAGAGGACGTTCTGGCCTGCCAGAAGAGACCTTGCCGCCATATGGCACATCAGCAGGGACTTGCCTGCACCAGTGCCCGCCACGATGACGTTCAGGGTCTTGCGTGACAGGCCACCGCCAGTAATCCCGTTCAAACACTCAAGGTCAAACGGCACCTTGTATTCTTGGGTCTGGTGTAGCAGCCGATACCGTTCCTCAATCTGATTTGAAAAGTCGTGCCCGATGTTGTTGTCAAAAGACACGGACAGAGCATCTTTCATCAAATCGGGAATCTTACCGACCTCCTGCTTATTGTCAATCAGGGAAGCAGCCTCTACCACCGCATTGTAAAGCGCACGGTCCTTACAGAACGTTTCTGTATTCTCAATCAGCCAATCCAAAGCAGGGGCTTTAGAACGACGGGCAAGGGTGTTAACTAGATCAACCGACGCTTGATAGTCACCCTGACCGATCCCCTTCTGATTCGTAATCTCTACTAGCAGCTCATCCTGAGTAGGCGCATTGTTGTAATCGTTGAAATGGTTAACGATTTTGTTAAAAACAAGGCTATGAGGATTATCCGAGAAATATTCATCTTTCAGGAATGGGAGAACGCGCCGCGTGTATTCGTCATTGTGTAGCAGGTTCTCTAGGATTACGTCTTCAATTTGCATCATACACCCATGAAAAAGAAAAGGGAGGATTCATCACCCTCCCTATGTTACTACGGTGTCACTCGTCTGTCAATTCACCTAGTGCCGCCTTCGCTAGGAAGAAGTTCACTAGGTCAGAGACTAGAGGTTGAGCTGCCGTGTCGGATAGCTTCGTGCCGTCTTCCTTCACCGCCGAATAGC